CCAGAAGGAGCAGCAGTAATATCTGCATCATCTACTGTTGATTCATAATATGTTGTTGAAACAACAGAGCTATTAGAGTCTAAAGTATAAACTGCTTTTTTCAAACTAGCAGATTCAACTTGTTGACCTGTTCTTAAATTTGTAGGAATTGGGTTATTAACAGTTACTTCAGAAATATAACTTTCACTAATATTTGCGTTAACAGCAGTTACTTCATATCTTGCGTCTAAAGCAAAAAGCCTTCCATAAAAATATAACTCTACAGAATCTTCTTGACTTCCAACATATCCATTTTGAAATCCAGGAGATAATAAAATGTTATTACCTTGCCTAGACCAATAAGCTATTGAACTATATTTTTCTGCAAATTGATCATAAAATGTTCTAATATCTGCTTTTTCATTAAAGACCCTTGTAGTTTTTCCATCAGAGTCTAATGCTCTAATTTGAATAAACTCAATTAAATTACTTGGGATTTCTAACTTTGTTATAGTGCTAGTACCATTATTAGCATCACTAGTGTTGGCAAGTAAGTCTGAAGAACTATATGTAACAATTTGTTCTAACGGAGGTACACGTAATTTCCGATAAGCTTTATCTGCTGCATAGTTTAAGCAGTCTCCGATAATAGCATCTTTAATTACTTCTTTATCTCTATTAGCCCAATTCCGAACTAAATTAATCATTTCATTATAAGTTCGCATATAAGCCTCTTAATAAGATAATAAATATTTATATTCACTTTTAATAATTTGTTTAAAACGATTCATTTTGTTTTGATCCCTCATCGTATTAGGATCGTGAATATCAATACCATATTTATTAAGGATATCAATGGCTACAATATCTGGAATTGTAGCAAACTTTTTATAACCTGCTTTAGAGTTGTTACCTAACTCTCGATCACGTTTAGCTTGTTCAATAAAAGGTTTTTCATCTTGTTGAACTTTCCAAATAGATTCTCCCGTAGCAGAACCTGCCTCATATTCAAAAGTACCTTGTAGTGATCCGGGATTCGTCTTATCCCCTACTTTCCACTTAGCCATCTTAATCCTTAATCTGAAATCTTAACAAATCGACCTGACTTGCCAATAATGCCTAATACAGGGTTTGCAATAGCTACTGCTGCTCCTGTACCATAAAAATTCGCTGTGTTAATTGTATAACCATGCCCACTTGCTGAAGCGGCTTGTTTCCAAGTACAATTATCTGCAGGGTAAATCACACCTGTAGAATCACTTTTAATTACTAACATAAATTATTACTCCCAAATAATTTAAAATAAAAAAGAAAGGGGGACCAATTTCCCCCTCCCTTTAGATAGTCTTACTCAAGACCGTAGATAGCACCACAACCCTTAGGGTTACGTACTTCAAGAGTTGTCTCTTCAACCATCATACCGACAGTAGAGTCACCCTTCTGGCCTACGTCTACTTCTGTGAGTGGACGAAGAGTAGCGATGTTGAACCACATTGGATCATAGATCAATGCAGCAAAGTCAGCTACGTCTGTTACACCAGCACCTGAGTGAGCAACATTGTCATCACCAGTAAATGCTACATTGTTAGACAGACCCATGATGTAGTTAGGAACTACCATGAGATCACCAAAGTCTGACATGTATACATCTACAGATTGACGAAGCTTACCAGACTCATCAACGTTACGACGAACGTTAGACTCTGCTTGGATCAAGTCAGAGAAGTCACGACGAAGTTTTGGTGACAACATAATACGTGTTGCCTTACCACCTTCTTCATAGATCTTCTGCATAACAGCATCGATATCTGACAGTGCAAGAGCAGCACGATCAGGAGCTGTTGTTGTACCATTGATAGATGAACGAGGAACTGCAGAACCTGCGTTATCAACACCAGCACCAGTAGTACCAGCTGAAGGAGCTTCAAACTCACCTACGTAGTTAACAGTGTCTGCTGAGTTAACAAACGCTTGATAACCACCCATTGTACGAGTGCCTGATCCAGAAGCAACGTTGTAACCATGTACAACATCAAACTCTACATCACGACGAAGTTCAGTACCACGCTTCTTGAGCTGATACGCATATTCGTCAGCAACACCTGCCTGATCTACAGCACGACGAGTGCCTGATACTGCGAGCTGCTTACCGTTGATCTGAGTGTAGTTACCCAGACGAGTACGGTGAGGACCAACAGTAACACTGCCTGAATCGAAATCTGTACCTTCTGCAAGGCGAGAGTTTCCGGGAGCAGCTAGTTCATCTGTCTGCCATTCATGGAAGATAGCTGTAGCTTTAGCTTTGCCAATAGAAGAGATAAAAGGAGTCTCTTCACGAGTAATCATAGTAATGAAGTTTGCCAAGTCTTCACGCTGAGATACGTCTGCGTTATTACGACCTGAAGTTACGTCTGCCTGAGCACGACCTGTGGATACACCACGACCAGCAACAATTGCCATTTTTATTATTCTCCGATAAAAGAAATATTATATTTGTATTAACCTAAAGATCGGGAAGCAAGTTGTTTCAAGAATGCCATTTGATCTTCTGGCTTTGCATCCTCACGGAATGCTCTCGCCTTAACCATAGCTTCTTGATCATCTTTCTTTTTAGTAGCACTCTTAGCTTTCTTTACAGGTAGCTTCTTAGCAGGTGCGGATTTGCGTTTAGCTTCACCCTTTGATACACCTTGTTTAAGTAACCTATAATCATTCACAAACTTTACCATAACAGGATCTACTACGGTATCAATAAACTCTTCAGGAATTCCTTCCTCTAGAGCAAATTGACGGATCTCCCCTGCAAGACTTTCATCAAATCCGGGGACATACTGATTAATAGATGTGTTAAAATAATCAAGAGCTTCAACCCATTGCTTTTCATAGATAGCGGATTGTTGATCTTCCATTTGTGCGATAATACCTTCACGCTTCTTACGAGCATTCCAGTAGCTTTGTTGTGCTAGTTCACGTTTGTCTTTGAGTTCAGACAATTCATATGTATCATTATTATCACGGGCTTCTTGAATCTTAGCCTCTAAATCATGATACTGTTTAGCGAATTGTTGTTCCTCAGAAAGTAGAACTGCTGCACTTGCTTGACCAATCTTATTGATTTCTGCAAGTTGAGCTTCACGCTCTGCCTCAAGTTCCTTACGTGCTTCACCGAGTTCACGACCCTTGTTAGAAAGAGATTGTTCAGTAGAGTAACCTTTAATAAGATCACTAAAAGATACAGGGACTTCCTCGCCATCAATCTTGACGATAACCTGTGCATCTAGATCTAAATCTTCCAAATCATAAACAGTAGCTTCTTGGGTAGCCGTAGCATCCTCATCTTCTGTTTCATCATCTTCATATTCAGATTCTTCACCTTCTCCATTAACGACTTCATCAGATTCTTCTGGGTCTTCTTCATCTGATTCAGACGGGTCAACTTCAGGAATCTCTTCATCGGGTAGCGATTCTTCAATGAACTGTGATTGTTCTAGAACGGCATCCAAGAGTTCTTGTTCAGTTGGACCATTATTAACTTCAGCGGGAATGTCATCCGTGGGTAGAGATTCGTTTGCTTCAGTATTCATAAACTAATTCCTCAATTAATTATTTAGATGCTGCAGGTTTAGCTGCAGTCTTTTTCACAGGAGCTTCTACTACTGCTTCTTGCTTCTTCACAGTAGGAGCTACTACTGTTTTGGATTGATATCGATCCATAAGATTATATAGGTTAGCTAAGGTATCTGCGTTGATTTTAGCTTTTCCTGGGCTACGCATAGAGTCATACTCTAATACATTAATCATGCTCTCGATATTTTCTAATACTTGTGTGTAATCAATATTACGCATTGTTGTCCTCCATAAATTGAACATTCTTTCCTAGGGTTTCATACTCGACTAGTTTCTTACGAACATCCCCAAGAGCTAGAGCTGAGTTATAAATAAACTCACGAGTCTTAGTCTCATGTGGGTCAGTCTTTAACCAGTGCATAAAGTATGTTACTAGTAGTTCACCATATGCATCATCAAAGAAATCTTGACGTTCCTGACTAGCAAAAGAAGCATTAACTAAAGCTTCCTTTGCCAACATATCAGGATGCATTTTATTACTCAGGTTCTTCTCACCTGCCTTTCTATACTTATCCATTATTGTCCTTGTGTACTCATAATGTTCTTAACCATCTCTAAGATAGCATCAAACTGTGGGTGCTCCTCTAAAGTTGCACCTTCTTTGACAGATTTAATATTTAGATCTGCCCACTCTTGGAAATGCTTATCAATAGCTACTGCCATCTGTCGAGCATTATCATCCATTGTGTTACGTGCTTGTGCTTGTGTATAAGATACATTAGCTTGCTGTAATCCAATATCTGCTTGAGCCTTAGCCAACTCCATCTCTTTAGCTTGTTGTGCTTGTTGATTCTGTTTTTGAATCTCTTCAGCAGCTCGTTGCTTAAAGTCATCCTCTGTATAGTCTACAAAGAAATCATTGGAGTCTAATCCCATCGCTTCAACTAATTGTGTTGCTAAGGATGCTGGGGCTTCAGGACGGACAATCATACCAACACCTTGAGCTTTCAAAGCTGGTAGGATTTCCTGACCTAATGATTTGAGTTTTTGAATCTTGTTAAGATTTGAGTTTTCACCAATATCAACAAAGATCTCACACTCTAGATTACGTGGTAGTTCTGATGGGTTAATACTAGAAAATGAATGGGCAATCTTACAAGTGACCTTTTCATTCATACAAGTACGCATGGTATGATAGACACCAAGACACAAACGTTTAAACCCTGTTTCAGCAAACCGTCTAGCAATCTGTTGAATACGTTTTTGTGAAGCTGACTGTACTGCTGCTAGCTTTTGCTCTGAGTTACCAGATACATATAGAGTATCATTCAAACCCTGAGCAGCTTTAGACATACCTGTTGCCTGTTCTTTAATCATCTGTAGATGTTCTAAGAGAGGTACAGTACCAGTACTCATTGCTTCTGG